ACATCAGCTTGCTCATTTACTTCGCCTTCTTTTCTTTCTTGCCAATCATAAGATACTTTATCTTCTGTAATTGGACCACCTTTAGCCCATGTTCTACAAGTTCTTGCAGAATGACATTTAAAGTTGTGCATCCAACAGTATCCTAATCTACCACTGTCATCTGATACTTCACCAGGCATACATTCATTCATTCTAGGAGAAATATCAAAAGCAACACAATTACCACATAGTGATTTTTTGGCTGCTTCTTCTGTTGTATCCCAATATTCGGCTAAATCTTTCCAGTAATCTCCAGGTTCATCTACATTTAAAGGACCATATTTGATATAGTCAGCTTTAATTGATGCATCCCTGTTTTTAGTATTTAACTCTAGATTTTGGGTTGCAGCAGGACATTTATCCTTCTGTTCTTTGAGTAGTGGATTATCTTGAATATATTTTTTATAGTTGAAGGACATTTATTTTATTTTTTCTCTTAAAAATTTATCTCTTTCTAATGTGCCATTAATTTGACTCATTAAATCTAAATGTTCTTCATCTAAAGTTTTTAAATCTTCCTTCCAATTTGAAGCAATGTTGTCTCTACCTTGATCAATCATTGCATCCATTGCTTCATACATTTTTCTAGTGTATTTATTGTTATTGGAAAGTTGAGCATATAATTTTATTAATTTTACTCTATTTTCTGCAAGTTCTTTAATAGTTCCTTGAACACTTTGATATTTCCTTCGGAACTCCCCATCTTCATTTAATGGATTATTTTTTAAATATTCACGTAAGTTGAATTGGTCCATTTTAGTTTACCTTATTTAATTCGCCTATTAATTCATAATAATGAAGCAAATCTACTAAATCTTCGTTTTTGATTTTGTGTTGTTTATTTTTTTCCTTAAGATATTTTTTTACCTCTTGGAGTTTGATTTTAATAGGTTCGCTTTTAACCTGTTTTGAGTGGTTATCGATTCTTACTTTTGCTTCTTGTATTTTTGAATTATAAAATTCTTTTAGTTTAGAAGTTGAATCGATTGATTCAATAAAGTTTTTTAAGATTAATTTTTGATCATTATTGAAATCAGAATACTTTGTATTGAATTTTTCTAATAATGTTCTGTATGTTAAAATTCTTAAATCTTTATCGTATTTTTTAAATTCGTCTATTACTGATTGTTTAACTGCTCCTTTATCTTGTGGTTTGGATGTTAAGTGTTCCAGTATAGTCATTTTATTATCTACCAATTGGCTAGGGTTGATTACATCTTTTGAATTATATAATTCCATTAAAATGTAAAGTGAAGCTAATTGCTTATAATTGTTTATTTTTGTCTTAAATAAATCATCTACATTGTAGTGTTCTTTTATTTCTTTGATTAGGTTGTATTTTTCCTTTCTCAAAGCAGAACGCTTAAGTTTTTTAGATGATGCCAAAACGGACTCAATTACAACGTTAGCTTTACTTTCGCTAATTGCTTGATTTTTGATTACAGTGTCAAATAATTTGTATTCCTTACCTAATTCGGTATTAACAAAATATTTCTTTAGTAAGACGGATGCCTTGGAATCTTTCCCTGACATAGTGTCTGATGTAATTTGCCTTACTAGTAATTCAAATAAAATTCCCGTGTTTTTGAATTTTGAATGTTTTACTTGCATTAATTAGTAGTTTTCTTATAAATATATAAAGAGGTATTATTCTTTGATTTGTGATTCGTCTAGTAACTTTTCTTTCTTTTTATCGTCCTCAAAAACTAATTGTTTTCCGGTACGTTTTACGAAAGGAATGTTTTTTAACATATCTTGATGTTTGAGAAATTCTGTATTAGATATTTCATCTAGCTCGTCTCTTCCCTTCATTCTGTCAGTTCCTAATCTGTCTTTTCCAAGAGCATCATCTTGTGTATTGATATTAGATGCTTTTTCTTTTGGACGACCTGGTAAATCAGCAGCATATTTTTCTGGGTCAGGTACATTTTCAGAATTTGAATTGTATCTACCTTTACCATATAAATAAGCTAAATCGTGAGGTGTACCATATGATTTTCCACTTTCAACTGGATCATTTCCTTCATTTTCAATTTGATTAACTCTAAAGGCACGTTTAGCATCTTGTCTAACTAAATCTCTATATTCATCATATTGATCTTCGCTGAAATGGAAAATATTATCATAAATCCAATCTGATGGTACTAGCTTTTGTTCCATCATTTGATTAGCTAACTCAACTTTTTCCTTCATTAGCATTACTTTTTCCTGCTCAAATATAATTGAAGGGGTTGTTAAGTTTAATTCGAAATTGGATAAGTTTTCACTTGTATAACCCTGAGTATATAAATGTACTAATGCAATTTTATATAACTCAGAAACTACTATTCTTTGTATTCTTTCAACTGTACGAGCAAAACGAATATCTTCAGCTGCTAATGTAGCTTTACCTTCAACATCTTCATCATATCCGAAGAATGCTTTAGGTACTTTAAGTGCAGCCATCATTTTATCTCTCAAATACTCTACATCAACAATTCCATCATATTGTAAACCAGGTGTGGTATCAATTTTAGTTGATGTGTCGTTACCACGAATTGGAATATAAAAATCTTCCATCATGTTTTGCATGTTGAATTTCAAATTATAATCCCCTGTATTTTCATCAACATATGGAGTACGTTTCATCGTACTAATTGTTTTTTGCATGAAGTTATCTACTTCATTTGGAGGAATGGCTCCTACATTAACATAGAAGATTCGTTTTTCAGGTGCTCTACAAATTCTATGAACTAACATAGCATCTTCCATTAGGGTCATTTGTTTAAATGCTTTCCTAGCTGGTTCAATGTATGAACGTCCATAAGGCAAATAATTTGCATCTGCAAGTAATCTAAAGTGTGCTACTTCATAATTATCAAATACAATAGAACCATCAGTATTATCTGATGTATATGAGGCATATGAATTAGCTCCTGCTCCTGTTAAACCATCTGGGTCATATCTAAATTTAATATCATATGGGTTTTCAGGATCGCCTCCTTCTTCTCTAACCATATTAAATGCAGAATAAGGTATTACATTATAAACACCATATTTTTCTGCTACTTCTAGTTTTAAGAAGAAGTCACCGTATTTACACATTTGTCTTATCCATGAATGTAAATTAAATTCAATATTTAAAATATCATAAAATAAGTTGTGTAAGATTTTTTGGATATTTTCATCTGGGCTTTTAATAGTTAATACTTCACCCATATCATCTTTTAAAGTACTTTCATCAGCTATAATATCTAAAGTTGAAGCTATAATAGCATCCGTATCCATTGCTTCATAATCTTGATAAAGTTGAGTACGGAGAGTTTGATAATTTAAAGACGGGTTAAATATTGGGTTTTGATTAGTTGTATGTAATCGTGTAAATCTATCAATTAGAGAGTTTGTTTCTATCTGACCTGATTGTTGGATAGAATTAACGTCTAAGACTTTAAGTTGATTACCACCAACATTTCTAATGATTACATCAGAAGAAAATAGCCTTTTTAACCTTGAAAATACATTTTTATCTGCCATATATCAATACATATCACAAAAGCCAACTTATGTCTTCCTTTCCACCTTTTCCATTATCAATGTGGTAAGGATTGTCAGCTCCTTTTGAAAAATAGGCACCCTTAAAATTGGTTTTGGTTGCCTTAAAACTATTTAAAACGGCTCTCGTTTTATCTATACCTTGTTCTTTGAATTTTAGTGCTGTATCTCTTATATACATTGCAATTCCAAATGACATTATTAAGTCATCATTGTATCCTGGTTGTGCTTGTGCCTTACCATTTTTCCAAACGAATACTTTCATTTCTTCAAGTAAACGTTTAGAATACAATGTAACTCCTTGATCACTTACATATTCAGCAAATTTACCTATTACCATAGGTCTAGTTCTTGTTGACATTGTAAAACCAGGAACCATTTTACTTTTATCTTGGTATTTATCGAAGTATGATTCAGCATTTAAAGCATCTGATTTTGGAGAGTAGTACATATTTTGGTAACCTCTATCGAGTATTGTTTGAATGGTTGACCATCCAATATTGGCGTTTTCTACTACGAGCAGGGCTTCATTATATTCGTTTGCTATACCAACCAATAAATGTCCAAACTCTTTTGTACCGATTTGTCCTTTATATTCAGCTACTTGGGTATTTGATTCTATATCTATTACGTGAAATGCTGA